TCTATCAACTACTCCTATCTTAGAAAAATAAGACCACACTTCATCAGTTGTTTCAAACCCCATATCAATAAGCATTTTTATGCCATCATAATGTGCTTGATTTAAGTCATTTTTGGAATATTTATAATTATCAGGTCTAAAATTAATCTTATCTAATTGGTCTTTCAAAGAAAGACTTCCAACACTCGCAGAACTACCAAATAATCCACGCATCATAGCATCTGCCGCTTCCTTTGGAAATTGTTTTGCTTTTTGAATGTTTCCTTTATTGTCTTTTAAGCCTTTCTTAATTACACCATTTACCACGCTTTTAACATCCGATGCAGAAACATTTCCCGCCGATATTACAGACTTACCGCTTTCTACTTTTAATGGTTTCTTTGAGAAATCAGGTTCTTCTATCTTTGGTTTCGCTATTCTCGTTTTCACCCCTTTTTCACCCACTTTACCCTCTGTTGGTACACTTACACCTTTTTTAGGAGATAGTGGCTCTACGGGCTTAATTTGCGTGTCTGTGGGCTTAATTTCATCATAAAATTTATCAAACGCTTGTCGTGGTGTCAGCTTTTCTTCGGGGTCGTATTTCTTCCTGAACGCATCGCTTACTTCAGCACTTACATTCTTGATTTTACTTACTTTGTCAAAGGCTTCTTTCTTTGTCTTACTCTTTAATACCACGTCCGCAAACGGCTTGAACTCTACCTCCGCTTTGCCTGCCTTTGCCTCTTTGCCTGTTCCCTTTTCACTTCCTTTTGACGTTTCTCTACCGCCTTGTTTACTTTCGATTTTGGGTTCTTCATACAGCTTATCTAACTGTTCCCCTGTTGTGCCGTCAGGTATTTTCACACCCTGCTCATTCAGGTAGTCTATTTTTTCCTGACTGTTGCCTGCTTCTTCCACTTCGCCAATAGTCATTTCACCATTCTCTACAACGGCTGTTTCATCTGTTGATTCTGCTGTTAGTTGGCTTAGCTTATATTGTGCGTATTTCTTTGCATTACCCACAACGGTAGGTATATCACCTTCTATTTCCTTTGAGTTGAGTTTATCGGTTAATATACCATTAATTAAATCTATTTGTTCTTCTGTTGTTAAGTCCTTGCTATCAAACACCACGTCTATCTCTGAACGTATGTCTGACGGTACAAGTTTTTCAAGTCGTTTTACCCTTATGTCGTTTTGCTTTTTTGCTATTGAATTTCCCGCTAATGTTGCTGAACCCATAGCACCCACCATCAATCCTACTGAACCAAGCATTATTTTGTTTTGTTCTAAATCGGTATAGCCTTTCCAAAACTCTTTAAAGCTATCATAGTCTTTTGGTGCTGTAAATATCTCTCCTATCTTTTCTTCTGCTGATTCTTCCAACACGTTCTTAAACACACCCAACGCACCCTTGTCTGCTTTAAAGTTAATGCCTGCTCTTTGTAATATGTTGGCTGTCTTTTTCCCCGCACCACCCGCAATTGGGTTACCCATGAATATTCTCTCCGATAGGTTTTCTGCTGCTGTATCCCAATATGAATTTAACAATGCTTCACCAAAATTATCGCCATTGGAAACGTTTATGGCTGTTTTTTGCCACATTGCAGGCATAGCTGCTGTCTGAACACCTGCCTGTGCCAATTTGACAGTAGCACCCATTCCTATCCTACCAAGTTTGCTTGTGGCTTTAACACCCGCCCCAATGCCTTCTACCAACCCTGCTGTAAGGATATATTCAGACATAAAACCAAGTGAAGTTCCCATTGCTTCACCGATTTTATAAGAGGTAGGTATCTTCTTGTCTAATGTTGTGTGTGCTGCATCGTTTTGTGCCAACACATTTAACAGTAACTTATCGTTTGAATCTAATGTTTCTGTGTTTCCGTCTTGTAGCTTTTCTGTTAGCTTTCCCACACCCTCGTTCTTTGCTAATTCAGCACGAAGTTCGGTGTAGCCTTTTACATAGTCTTTTAAACCCTCAACAGAACCTTTTGATATGTTTGACGATATATCTAAATACGAATCAACTATACCATCCCTTACGCCTGTCTGTGAGAATGTTTCTCTTAGCTTATTGGTATCTTCACGCAATCTTTTTGCAGCACGAATAGTTGGGTTGTTTATCACCTCTCTTTGGTATGGTGTTTCTGCTACACCGTATAAACCAACAGTAGGCTTAAACGTTTCTTTTTCTATTTGGTCTATCGCATCACGAACTTCACTTATGTTTTTTGGATTAGCATTTGCCAACAATGTTTTTAGTTCCTCTGCTTGTCCTGCGTGTTCAGGGAAGTATTTAGGTATTGCATCTATCCTGTTCTTTATATCTGCAACGTCAATAAGATAGTCAAGTGGTGCTTGTGTTTGAAGTATGTTTTCTTTTACATTACTTAACATAGACACGGTTGAACCACTCGCATCTGCCACACGGTAATCGTCTTTCTGATTAAATATGTTTAGGTAGTTTTTCTTTGGTGTTTCTTTTTCTTTAAAAGATAATTCATCACCCGCTTTAGGTGAAAACCAATTCCTACGTTCAAATTCATCCTGTGAAATAAACTCTTGGTCGGGTGTGGAAACTAAATTAGCTTTCTCGCCCGTAGTAATAGGTTCTGCCAAAGATTCTGAAACTTTTTCGCCAACTTCTTTTTTTTTTACTAAACTGTAAAAATCATCTTCCGTTTTGTCAAAAGAATCACCCAACTCACCCTTTAATGCACTATATACTTTTTTGGCATATTCGCTATCGTTATCCAATAAGGAATCAAATTCGGATTCTGTTTTAGTAAAACTATCACCGAGTTCACCCTTCAGTGCTGAATAAACCTTTTTTCTGTATTCTTCCATTATATGCCGTACTTATTAGTTGTTGTTTTGTTTTCAGCAGGTTTCTGTTCACCCGGCTTATATTCATCGAAATATTTTTCAAGTGGTTTGCCGTTAACAGCCATCGTTCTTAGAAATGGTGTTGCTGCTTCTTTATTTTCATATAATTGAGCTTCATACGTTGCCTCTGCTAATGGGTCTGTGAATGTCTTAAACACTTTTTTAACCTTTATTTTTTCATTGCCTGTAAACGGGAGTTTTTTATCAACAAGAACCGTTCCTGTTACAACTATATTCCCATTGTCGTCTTTATTCATAGAAACATTCTCAACACCTTCTATGTCTTTAGTTCCTTCGTATCCACCACGCACAATAGTTTCTTGCCAAGCAGGTGTCATTTCGTTTTCTGTTTTACCCTTCCATACACCATCCATTTTAGCGGGTGATTTTTCTTCATCTATAAACACTGGTTTTCCTGCTTTTAATGCTATACCACCCTTGCCCTTTAACAACAGAACGCCTTTGTTTACATCAAATCCAACAATCTTGGCATTATCTTCTGTTAGTTGGGATTTTTCACCTGTATCCAAGTTAACAGCGTTGTCAATAAAAAAATTTCTGTCTGTTTGCGACTTATCACCCCTAATCTGAACGAAGTTGTCATAGGTTTTATCACCATACTTAAATGATTTTGGTGTATAGTCAATCATGCTACTGTATGGATTAGAACCACGACCACCCGAACTCTGATACCTTGCCTGTGTCTGCTGTGTATCTATTGGACTTATAGAATCTACAATTTCTTTTCTCACACGCGCCCTTGCCTCTGTATTTACATTTCCGTTGGCATCAGTAAACTGGTTTTTATAGAAAGGATTTGTTTCAAGTGCATTTTCAACAGCCCAATTTGCCTTATCATAACTTTCTTGGTCTTCTACACTTAATCCACTTTTCTGTGTGCTTGTCAATATTCCACCACGCAACGCTGCACTAACCTCTGTATTAAGACCTTTTACTAAATTACCATAGTGCTTTGCAAAATAATTACTATTGGATTGTGGTATTAATGCACTCGCAATCTTGGCTGTAAAATCACTTCCTATACCACGACCTTCTTCTATGTTTTTCTGTGCTTCTATAATCGCCTCGTCAATAATCCTATTATCGTAAACACCGTCATACCGTGGGTCTAACCTTAGTTTTTGCGCTTCTTCTATTTTCTTTAACCCATTAATATCATACAGCATACTCTGCTGTTTGTCTATAAAGCCGTCTTGGATTTCACGCTGCTGCTGCATGGTCAACTTACCATTACTCTCCTTGAATTTATTCATTATGTCGGTACGGTAATCTTCTATTTCCTTCTGATACCTGTCACGCACCTTGCCCGTTAGTTCAGGTAGTAACTTTATGGACGATGCTTCTAATACTTTTTTGTAATTATCAGAAACTTGTTCCTTGTTCTCCTTTATCTGACGCAACTTCTCATCTGCTGCCGCCTGATTAAACGCCATAGCACCCGATACGAAATCTATCGGTTTTGCACTCATTCCTATTCCGTATCCTTCTGCCATTATACTAACCCCATTAATTTCATAAAATCTGCCTGTGAACTTTCTGCACCCTTAACCATTGAGTAGTTTGCACCCGTTTGACCAAGTGCTTTTAGTCCCATTCCTATACCCTCACTACCCCTGTCGCTAAACGCCGCTGCCCTGCCCAACATTTGCTGATATGGCATCAATGAGTTATATTGCCACTTCTGTTGTTCCCAATCTGCCATTCTGTTCATTTCACCACGCAACATATCCTGATTTCGGTCGTACCTCTGTGCACCCTGATACATAAGGTCTTGTTCTCCCTGTTGCTGTTGTCCGTAAACATTTCCCAACACGCTCAATAAATCTGCTGAACTTGTTGCCGCATTTTGTGCCGAACCAACTGCGCCACTCGTGGCTTCCTGCATCCTTGCCCTTGTAATGTCTTCACCCGGCAATGTCAACCCGCTTGCCTGCCTCTGTGCGTTGTTAAGAGATGCTTTTGCTGATTCTGGTATGGCAAATTTGTTTTTTTCAAAAAAGGATTGCGCCTTGTCGTATTCTCTCTTGCCTTTTATCTTATCTACAATGCCCACGCCAAGCTGCGTTGCCCCTGCTACCCCTCCTATTATTAATCCTCCTAATGGCATAACTATTTTTTATTAAATATATATACTAACCCACCGTCTTGTTCCGCTATCAGTTTACCACCGTTAGATTCAAAAAATCTTATGGCGTTAATGTTTTCTTTCCACACCCCCGAATAATATTCTTTGCCCAATACCTCCTCTAATGATTGCCAAAACAATTCTTTTTTATCCCTGTGTTGCTTTTTTATCCCAAATGACCTTAGTATCTTCTCATCCCTGTTTACAGCAAAAAATCCGTAGTCATCTCCATACGAATATATTTCCACGCCGGGTATGTCTTTATACAGTGATTCAATCGTGTAATCTACCAACCCATCCAATGTCTTATTGTCAGAATGTTGCCTGCGCAAATAAAGGTCTTCGTCTGTACCGAAAACATCTTTTATTAAGCTCCTTATACCATCACCGTGAACCATCTTTATCATTTACCACAAAGTTAACATTTCTACTTGTTTACAGATATATTAGCCGTCACGAGCCTCAATTGACACTCCGTTGAACCGCTATCTGTAAATTCAACTTCTATATATTTTCCTGTTATATCTGTTCCTGTGTGGATTAACCCTAAGTTTTCACCCAATGTAGTTAGGATATTCTTAAACACGGATGAAAAGTATCCACCGTCTTTTACCTTATATGTCGAAGGATATAATACTGTCTTTTGCCCCAATGTACGTGTATTCGTAATTGGTGAAGTTATTATCGTATTCAGCCCTCTGTTGGAATCCGTTTTTAAGGCTCTCAGGCACTTTTCTTCGTTGGGAAAGGCATTTATAACACCCTTAACCGAAAAAGGCTTAGAATCGCCTAAGAACACGTTATATGAGCTTCCTGCTTCGTGTTTGTATATGCTTTCTTTTAGGAATGAATAATTCTGATTTCCTATCACACCGTAGAACTCTGCTGCATCTCCGTTACCGTCTGTCAGGTCTAAATAATCCATGTTCCACCCGTATGCATCTTTTTTGTAGCTTAAACTTCTTGCGTAACTCGGAAACTCAAATGTTATTACATATTCTCCGTTCTTTTTGTCGAAGTAACTAAACACACGGGTAGGTGATTCATCTTTCAGTGCAAGGAACTCTGACTTCATTCCGTATCTCGAAATAGGGTGCTGTCCGTTGGGTGATGACATTATCACCTCACCCAAATCACCATCCCAATAGAACATATCTCTGCCTACTACTACTATTGAAAGCGGATAGCGTGAACCCCATTCGTCTTCACTTGGGTTTGTCGCACCGATAAAGTCGTTGGATTTTACAAGTTGTAGGTTTCCAGAAGCATCACTTATCTGTGCCTTGCCTACATACATTGACGTTTCCTTATTGTCCTGAATGACTTTTATCACGTCCCCAACTAATCTTATCCTTTGTATCTGTCCGTCTTTTTCGTCTAACTGTTTTCTGTTTAGTGAATTGAATGTGGATATTCCGTTGATTTTTGTGTTATCTAAGTAATTAAAACTCCACACGAAATCTTGTAGGGTTATTTCTCCTAATGTGTCAAATTCTACTACTACACGCCCTTTTGAGTAAGCTCGTAACGCATCATCTACGTTTATATAAAAGTCTTCTACTACTTTAGTGGAATCTCCTCCTGTCCACTCAAATTTCCTTGTTACGTACCACGCATCTTCTCCACCTACATATCCTGTTAGTGTTTGCATTACTCCGTTTGTAATGTTGTAGGTGTTGGAATCTTCAAAGTATATTAGGTCTTGTACTGTATTTTTAGTACGGTATATGTACACGAGCTTTTCTTCATAGTCGGCTGCTAATTCTTCTCCTTTGGGTATAAGTAACCAATATCCTGCTGTGTCTGTTCCGCTTATTTCTACGGTTGTCCGTGTGCCTATAATATTCTTTACTATTGTGCTTGTTATCGCTACGCCTGAATCTACTTCTAATTGCAGGTAATCTCCTTTTTCAAATTCGTATTGTAGATTTGACGGCATATTTATAGCATATACTTCTTGCCCATCTACTGTTACTGTTTCTACTTGTCCCGACACAAATGGATACACGCCGGCAAAGTTCACTGATTCTGTTACTGCAAATCTATAATACTTAGCCCATGATGGTACTCCCGTTGTCGCCACAGGTATTGTAAAGGCTATCCTTGCCCTGTCGAAAGCATCTGTATAGGCTCTTTCCCCTGCGTGTGGTACATATACTGATTGTGGCATTAACACACCGCTTGTCCTGCTAAATTCATCATAAAATAATACGCCTACATTATAATAGCTTCCGCTTTTAAATGTGGATACGCCACTTGGGACTGTCTCTCTTGTTGATGTGCTTTCTACTATGTTAGTAGCTGTTATCCTCGTAGAATCGTGTACTCCTAATATTTCAAGCCTTACTACTCCTCCTCCTAATTTAGTTGCGTTTAGCTGCCATGTATTAATATTTCCATAATACACAGGGTCTATTATAGAATAGATGTCTCTGTATTTAAAGTCATATTGAATAGATGTACACACGGTGTCTGCATCTTCTAAGGCTGCTACGGTGTATGTAAATAAATAATTCCACTCAAACGATACTTCCGGTACGAAATCACGTAATTCAAGAAACCTGTTGAATAAATTTATTGAGATGATTTCTCCTTCTGCTACATCTGACGGTATTGTTATATCTACATAGTAATATCCATTTTCAGGTACTAAGCCTTCTATTACGCCATCTGATACTGCTAATGTATCAAACTCTGCTCCCGGAACTACTGTTTCGTATGTTATGGAATAATCTACATTTGGCTTGGTTTTATTATATCCTTTTTTTACACGCCCAAGTCCGATACGGTTCTGCACCGCCAATGCCGTCCTCGCTGTACGTGGCACGTCACTATATAAGTCCAACGCTGCTTTTTCAGCAAGCCCCTGTCTCGCAACATCATTGTAAAACGGATAGGTTCTGATTGCATATTCTGTTTCTCCATTCTTTTCGTATTCTTCAACTATAAACCAATCGCCTGTGTTTCCTTCTCTTGCAAGTAGCCTTACTGCACGCACATTGTCTGTGCCTAAGTCGTATCCTACCTGTACGTAGTTTCCTATGTTATTATCTTCGTAGGTATTGCTCTCTGCTGCAAACACGGAACTTGATACTGCTAAATCTGAATATGGACTTAGTACTGAATATGTATAATCATCGTAGATATACATACTTGCAAATTGAAATGTCTTTCCTACAAGTTTGTTTACTTTTCTTAATGAATTGCTTCCTATGCTTGTTGTGGGTTTACTACTCGGTGGACGCACCGCTAACTGTATATCGTATGAATCTAACGCTGCTACTGCCACGTCATCTAAAAGTACATTTAGTTTTCGTGGTGGGTTGTAGTCGCTTGCAAACACACAGTAATCACCCAAAATAGTAGCATCTATTATTTCGTCTTCCTGAAAGTTCAACACGCCATCTGCAAAGTTCATGGTGCTTGCAAAGTCATTATAGAACTTGTATATGGCATGGTGTCCTACACTGTTGTACACAAAGAACAACGAACCATCTCTTTCCTTGTCTTCTACGAATCCTATTATCTTACTCACACCGTCAACGGGGAACAATGTAGCCACAAGTTCCATGCTTCGGATAGAACAGTTAACACCTACTCTGCCACCCTCTGTTGAAGTTACCCTGCAATTTTTGCGTGATACTACTTCACCTTTCTCCGAATCTATGTATAGTTGGTTTTTATCCTTGTTGACCGCCCCGTTTAATGGCAATATTACTTTCATAATCTTACCCCCTGTCCTGAAGTTTCATACATTGCATCTAATAATTCCTGCACACTCGGCAATGATAACAGCCTGTATTTCCTTTCGTCTTCCTCAAACTGCATTTTCTTTTCTGCCCTGTATCCCCTGTCATACAAATCAGGGCGTGATGATATTAGCTTCCACTCCACATAGGATATTAACATATTGGCTGAATCACCGTCTATAATGGCTTCTACAAGGTTTTCTACGTTGTTGGACACATATCTTAACAACACCTCGCTGCTGTCTGCCAATCGTGTTTTATCCACGAATAAACGATTGAGGATTATACGTCTTTTTCTCATGTCCACATGGAAATAGTATTCAAGGTTTGAACCTTTTGCACCATATCCTGTTGTGGGTATTCTTACTATATTTCCGTCTTCTCTCCTGTCTGACAACAAATCGCTGTTCAATGGGTCTGACGGTGTTGGCATATCTGTACTTTCTGTGAAAGTAAATATCTCTCCGTTTATAATTAACCCCAACTTGTCCACGTGCAAGCAATCTTCGGGTAATTTTACCGTTCTGTTCTGTGTGTTTATCGTTAACCAACTTTCTTTAAACTGCACCGAATTGAACAACGCAAAGTCCCTGTACCCTCTCATAAAGTACATAGCGGCTACTTGGTAGTTTCTTCTTTCTGCATCTCCAATGCCTACTAATGCTTCATTTATTATCTGTTCTGCTGTGTAATATGCTTTCATTAAATATTATTATTAGCGTTATCCGTTGGAGTTGCTTGTAGCCATGTACTTGCCAATTGTATTAAAAGGTCGCTTCTTCCGTCTGGAATTACTACCTGTTCGTCATCACTATAACTGCTAAACGCCCTTACTATTCCGTAATCCACTTTTCTTATGTCTGCACTTGGACTATCTCCTATGTTTTCAAGTATAATTTGCTTCTTGGTGGCTATGTTTCCAAATCTCCAAAAGGTTTGATTCATCACACCGCCAACAGGCAAACTTCTTATTACTGATATGTTTGGTCGTTGTGAGTACGGCAAACTTATTCCACCACCCGTAGGTTGTACATACCACACGCCATTGCCTACGGGTGCTACATCATCTGACACCCCGAAGTATCTTAATCCGTTTGATTCTGATACAGGTTGATTGTAGTAGTGCTTAACATAAAAAGATTCTATCTGTGACTTTCCTTCTGGTGTTAACTTTATCTGTGATAATATCGTATCAAAGGCATATCCAACAGCCTGTGCCACCCTCTGATAGTGTAACTTCTTTTGGTCATCACCTACTGCTTCTCTTTTTAAGAGAGCCGTTCTCACGAAACTTATTAATGCTGCCTTATTCATTTGTTACTAAATTTTGTGAGTAAGCTATTACGTCTGATTCTTTCATATTCACACCCAAATCACGCAAACACATATAAGCGATTTTAAGTAGTTCGTTTTTCTTCCACCCCGTTTCTGTGCTGTTACCTTCATCATAAGTCTGTAATAAAGTCTGATTGTCGGTGGTGAATACTACTACTGCATCTGTTGGGAATTTATAGTACTTAAGTGTTACCGATGCCATTGACGAAGGATACACCAATATCGAATCACCCGCTGTCGAATACTCTAAACATGGGTCTTTTAACGTTGGTGCTACTACGGGGTCGCCAAGCCTGTCTGCTACCTCTGACGGTTCTAATTCATCAAATCCCCTACCTGTGATTGTCGTTGGTTCTACTGCCAAAAGGTATCCTATATCTTTTGTGCTTAAATCTACTGCACCACCAACTACATTTGCACTTTCTCTCACATAGAATGGTCGTAGCTTTTCACTCACGACCCTTGACACTTCTGCACCACGCCTTTCTACTGCCATGTTTACCTGATACAAATTAGGCACACCAAGCAATGATGCAAATAGATTCTGACTGTTTGCCGTTATTAAGCTGCTCCACTCATCAGCATTTATGTCCTTGCCCTCTACGTCTTTGTTGCGTATCAGGTTTACTATGTTTATAATATCTCCGTTTGTGAACATTTATCGCTATTTTCAACAAAGATAGCAACGTTAAAATTAAGCACAAAAAAAGGGGCTACCCAACGGCAACCCCCCAAAACCATTAACCAATTATTATGTATGAATCCAACGCAACAAAGGTAAGTATTAATTCGCAATCCACCAAACTTTTTTAAATAAAAAAAGCCCCACCGAAGCAGGACTTTTAAAACAACAAAGTATATACAGATTAAGAACCTATATTAAACTTCTCACAATACTTGTCAACAAGGTCTGCCAACTTATCTGTCGTCTTTACCTCTATCCCTTCAAGTTTGCATATCTTTGCCAACGCAGTGTAACCTAAGTCTTTCACTTCGTCTTTTGTTGCATACCCCGTTATTCCAAGTTCTGCATACACAATTGCTCTGAATGATTTATCTTCTATTACCTTTTCAAGTAACACACCCTCTTTGTCTGCTACCTCATTGGGTTTTAATGTCAGTAAACATTCTATGTCCTCACCCGCTGCACAACTCCACCATGATTTGTCTTTCTTGTTGTACCGTAGTGATTCTTCGTTTATTGCTTTCCTGATTGTAGTTGCTGCACGCATCTTACCCTTATTGTCGGTAAGTTCCTCAAATCGTTGAAAGTTTACATACTTGCTACCACTCGCCTCTCCGTTTGTGATTTTGTGGTATAGCGCATTTCTTAATTCAAATACACCCAACTTATTCACGTCTTCTATTCCAAACACCTCTGCTACCTGCCTCAATAATGGAATGTCTTGCGATACGGGTGATTTCTTGCTGTAAATAGCATGCCTAATGTCAAGGTCTTCTACTAATTCTTTTGCTTCTTTTTCTGCTTTGGCTTCGAAGTCTTCAAAATATACTTTGCCACTTTTTACCTGTGGACAGTGTGTTTGTAAGAACCACACCAACTCTGCATCCTTTTCCTCAAACATATAAGGGTCGCTAATCTTTAGGTGGTTCCCATTTTGATACCTGAACTTGCCGTTACGTGGCTTCGCATCACTCCACCGCCACAAACCATCCCAACTCACCAAGTCAAGGAAAAACTGCTTCTTTGGCTCGTATTTTCCTGAAATGTTTTTTACTCTTACTCCATTCGGATACCTTAATTGACAAAATCCTTTTTTGTCCTTGCCGAAGTTGTTTAACTTAAACTCCGCAATTGTTTTACTAATCTCTTTGGCTAACTCGGTATCCTTTTTCTTGTAGTCAACCATTTCTCCATTATAAAATATCATATCTCTGTTATTTAAAAGGGGGCGGCTTAATCACCACCCCCAAGTTTTCTATTTGTAAATGCCTCCCTCGACACGTTCTATCTGTATCTTTTGTGTTGCTGAACTTGTAACAACCTTTAAGTTGAGAATACGATAGTTTTTTGCCGTACTATTGGCTAATGCAATTACTGTATCTGCGCTTGTTCCATGCCATGTTGCTGTTGCAAGTGTAGCGTAAGTATCTGCTGTGGTAAATTTACCTTCCAATGTTACTGTTGCAACTGGTGTTCCACTGATACTATCAAGTGCTACTCTCCATTCATGCTTTACTGCATCAAACAAGTTATCAATTACATAATCTCTGTTCCACGTCTGACTTTTAATCAGGGTGTCAGCAGTTTCACTTCCGTAGAAAAAACTGTATGTTATGTTCTTTTTAACGTCAAACTTGAAGTCATAAGAACCTGCAATACCGTCTACGGTGAGATTCTGTCCGTAGCTTACAACTGCGAACAATACTGAAACGATGAATATTAATACTCTTTTCATTTTACTACCCTCCTGTTATGCACCTCCACCTGAGAGGTCTTGGGTTACTAATATGGTCTTGTGGATATTATTGAAAATAGGTACAATGTGTGTTTTGAAGTCGAATTTAACACCATCAAAAGAGTTTGCTGCTGCACTTCCTGACGGGAAGTCAATATTACCTTTCACGCTGGTTACTGTATATCTGCGGTTTTCACCCTGATTAACAGCATAACCTAATGTTAAGTGTGGAAGTTTCATTTTTTCATCAGGACTTCCATGACCACTCATGGTTACGTTGTGCATACCTTTTGGCATAAGGAATCCCATGTTTCTGTATCCGTATTCAGAAGCACCAAATTTATTCGGATTTGAGAATGAGCTAAGCTCCATCAAATTGAATTTAATACCAGTGATATTAACTTCTTTTGCATAGAACCCAACTGAACGCATTGTTTCGTATAACGAATGTCCTGTTGAATTAGCTGCCAGCCACTCAATATTTGCATCTTCAATAGACTGAATAAGGTCTGTGCCTCCCAAGAAGTCAACTTCACGGTTCATAACACCTACTGCTTCCAAATAACCTTTTACGGCTTTGAATTTGTCCATGTCGAAGTCGGTTGTCCAAGTTAATTCCTGTGCCAACTCTTTCATAATAGGCACTAAACCTTTTGTTGAACGTACTACGTTGCTTCCACCTGTGATAGAAACTGTTTTTAAGTTTGCTACGTTGGTGTTGGCGTTACCTGTTAAAAGGAAAGCGTCTTTCTGTGAATCCAAACGGAATGTTGCATCCATCTGTTCTTTGCTAAATAAGGCATTTGTACCGTATTTAGTTTTTACTGCTTGGAATACTTGTTCAAACACACGACCTCCTTCGATAGCACACGATTCTTTCAAAATACGACCGTTGGTGTTTCTTTCATACAAACCACCTGTCATCGGGTCAATACCGTCTGCTCCTTCACCGTAAGAACTTGCTGTCAGAATAAGTTCTTTTGAAGTAATAGCTGTGTCGATTGTTGCTGTTAAGCTGAAAGATTTACCTTTCCATGTTCCGTTGTCGTCCCAAATACGCAACTCTAAATCATAATCCTGTCCTGTTACATACTGCGCAGGAATCAATAACGACATTCCTTCACGCACATAGTCATCGCTGTTATCAGCAGATGAGAATGTAAGTACGGGGTCTATCGGTGCTGACAATGCCTGTGCCACTGTTACAGTTACCGGACGTTCTGGTACTGATTCTTCCAAGATAGTAATGTTGTTGCTGCCAACATTCATTTCTGCTCCCGCCATGTTGAGGAAGTTCAACACCTTAAAGCCATCGCCATATCTGCTTTGCAATTCTGCGAAGGCTTGTTCTTCAAATGCAACATCCCAAGTGGTTACAAGTTGCCCTGCCCACCCTGCTTGTGATGTACTCTCTCTATAAGCCATTTTCTTTTTTCTTTTTTAATTACTACTATAAACTTTTCATCCACTCAGCACCAGTCATAACACCGTCGCTCGCCCCTTCTGCCCGTGAATCGTTATTAACTCCTGTGTCGTTGTGAACTTCCTTTCTCCATCTCTCTTTTTCTCTCTCACTGATTTCATCTGTAAGGACTTTCACAATCTTGTCAAAATTCTTTTCCAGTATCTTGCTGCGTACTTTTCCTGCAATCACACCCGCAGCTTCTTCGCTGACTTTTGTCTGACTTGACAGGACTTCGTTTAACGCCTCTTCTACCATACCCGCTTTCATTTCTGGGGATACATTGAACGAAAATTCTTCTGTTAACTTTAACTCTGTTATGCCATCTACTAAGTCTTTTAAAGGACTTTCCCACGCACTCTTTAACGCTGCCCTACCTGATTCCCAATCTACCGCCTTTGGTATTTCGATTCCATCATAGAGTTTCGCTAATGTCTTCTTGGCATTGTTGCCGTTAACTTTAATCTTCGCCTTTGCAGCACCACTAAGTTCATCGTCTTCGTTTAATCCATACTCTTCAGCAATCAGTTCATCGACTTCAGATTTCTCCAAGTCTGGATTTTCGACCATCATACTTAGTTTAATGGCTTCTACATGGTCAAGATTCTTAACTTTTTCAGGACTTAAATTCACAAGCAATTTCATCGCCTGCTCACTGTACTCACCAGCTCGCTTTGTTAAAAACTGCTGCCTGATAAATTCATCATCACTCGCAAACCATTCCCTTCCGCTTATGCCTTTTGACGCTAAATTTGTTAGCTCGCTAACTTTTTGCGTTAGACCATCTACTTCTTGGGTCAACTCGTCTGCCTTTTTTGCTTTCTCAAAATACGACACCAAATCTTCTTCAGAATTTATGTCTTTTTCGTACTTTGCCTTTGCATAACTCTTAAAAGAATCAAACGAAAACTCGTCTGTTTTCACTTCTTCTTTTACGGGTTCTTTTACATCTTTTACTTCTTCTGTTTTTACATCTACAACAGGTGCATCCACCACGGGGGCTTCCTCTGCTTTTACTGTCGCTAAAATCTCATTATAATCCATTATATATTTTTTGTTGTTCGCAAATATATGTTAAATAAAATACACCAAATTAAATAGCCTGTCCCTCAACAGGTATCGGTGATTCGCTCACGGGTGCTGACGGTGCTTGCTGTTGTGGTGCTTGCTGTTGCTGCTGTCCACGTGGTATTGGAACACCGTTCAGTACCATTAACGCCTGCATTGCTGTCATCTCTCCTTTTTTGACTGCTTCGTTCAGAATTTGATTAGTCCCCTTAGTCTTTTCATTGGCAATTTCAGACTGTGTTTTAAGCATGAACTCCTGTTGCTTGTTCTGTGCTTTCATTTGTTCAAGCTGTTGCGCACCCTGCATGGTCTGTTGGTTTGCCCTTGCTGCTGCTTCTTCTGCTTCTCTTTTTGCTTTTTTATTAGCTGCACCAAGTAACATTGCTATTCTCTTTAGACTTTCACCCGCATTTATCATCGAATTGAACCTAACATAGTCTGCTTCTGTTATTCCTACCTTGCCATCACGCCCGTTCTTCAATGATAGTGCTATCATTTCTTTTAGCTCTGCTATGTCTTTCTGTGTTGGTCGTGCGTGTGTCCTTATTCCGTACTTCACGTCATGCCCCTCTGCTATGCGCAACAGTTCAAGATTAGATGCCCCTACAACGTCTTCATAAGCCTTTGCAGCCACTTTCTCATCCTTTACGGTATATTGTATCCTCAGACACATATTTCGTGCTACATCGGATTTTAGTATGTTTGCTTTTTTAACGATATTCTTTAATATATCACTCGTCCCCATGATAGAATATTCATTCACCGCCTTGCCTGTTCCGCTATCGGGTGATGAACCCATTGACAAAGGATTTATACCTGTCAGTTCTTCTATCTGTCTTAACGCCCAATCCATTGCCGTTACCTGTTCCTGTAACACCGCACCTGCCCCACCATCTAACTTTTCTATCGGGCGTGTGTTCTGAACCGTGTGTCTGCCTTGTGTGTTTTCTGAACTAAAGAATAATGTTCCTGTTTCCCTGTATGCTTTTAACACGTCCTTTGGGTTCATCTTTCTGCCACCCAAATTAATGTTGTTAATAATTGCCATGTCAATAGCTAACCCATTGATTGTACTCATCCTGATTCCCTGTTGGAACTTCATCCAACTGTTCATGTATAAGTCTAACACGGGGATTAGTCTTGGAATGATTGGTCTTCCAAATACCTTTACCATGTGGATAGGTAACACGGGTTCTGACAATCCGTCCCTGCATTGGTGCTTCATTCTGCCATAATCGTACATTAACTCTGTGTCGATTATCCAATGTGCCTCACGGACTGTTTTTATTCTTGTTTTTAATAATTCATCGTTCTTGCCTAACTTGGCTTTTCCATCGTATTCCCTTGTTCTCTTTTTTCCATACCTGTTCGTGTGTGATACTTCCTGTTTGTAATCTACATCTATCCAATTCACCACGAACACGGGTACTACAAACTTGTCTGTCTGTTCTGCAAAGCCATATTCTGCTCCTTTGTTTATTGAGTTGGGGTCTTCGTATTTATCGTTACCAAAATCTCCTGAGAATTTCTTTGCTACACTTTTTAATTCTTCTTCTGTAAAGCCTTTTTGTTTTAAATCTGACAGCTTTACTAATTTAATAAAGAATCCATAGTCGGGATTTCTGTATGATTCTTCATCTACATATTGCACACCCGCTGTCTTAGCATTTATGTATTCTACTTTGGTTTGTCCTGTAATTGGATTATACACGTCCCTGACTGCTGCAAATCCTACTGTTACCAAATCTGCAAGTACCTTTTCTACTATCACCTCATCCCATGCTGACTGCTCAAAGGCATACTTCAGCAGTTGCTCCATTACTGTTGCGTAGGACGGTTTAAAACCACCCTCTGCTTCGTACAGATTCAGTTCTTCAAGGTTTTCAGGCACGAATCCTTGTTCCTGTTGTGGAAGCACCATTAAGGCTTTTAGCGTGTTTAGTTCATTCCGATATTGTTTGTCTGCCCACGCCCCCCACTTTGCTGTTTCCTTTACTGCACCGCTATACTTGTCTGTCGGGTCAACGGATACCATGTTTATCAGTTCTGACAGTTTGCCTATAAGCGAATCCATCATCTTCGGTGCGGGTGATTGTATTGTGAAATTCAGGTTATCACCCGCTTTTCTTTTCTTGTTTTTTACGGCTGCATCGTCTATCTTTTCAGACACGGTGCTTGTGTTGTCTGTTCCGTAATAGGCGTTTTCGTAAATACTCTGTGGCTGATTTCCGTGTGCATAACTCCTGTTAATATCCACATCCGAATAGGACGCATAATCAACGTATGTTCCACCCCTGCAAAACTCTTTATAAATAGCTTGTGCCATTTGTAGATTGTATGCGGGTTTATCCTTTTCGGCAGGACTTATCTGGTCGTTATCACGGTTGGGCATAACGTACTTTTTGCCCTTAGAATATTCATCGCCTTTGTAAATCATTTCAAAATATTTTTAACAAAGATAACACGTTGATTTTTTAACATAAAAATTGATACTTTATGCAAAATTCCAATAGTCCTCTGCGTTATACGAATCAGAATTATCGCTTAGCATTTCTTCTGCGTATGGAGTTTCTGCACCCATTAGACACATACCATGTGCTGTTAACCTATCATAGTGTCTCATCATCTCCATTCCAGTAATCTCCTTACATTCTTGTAGATATTCAGCAAATGCTTCCACGTGACACCTGTTTTCAAGGTAGTCCCTTGTTCTACTGAATAGCAATTGCTTAGACCTTTCCAACGAATCACACCCCGCTTTTTCCTTGTATCTTCCTGTCTTTAAGTCTATGTCGTAAAGAAGATATGCTCCATATTCTTTTTCGATAAAATATCTAAGCGTTTCATCTAAGTTTGTTTCAGGGTACACCATCGCCCCAAAATATATCGCTGCCTTTAACGTATCTTCGTTAAACTCATTTGAATTTGCGGGTCTATGTCTGTAAGACAACACAAACTTATATGTGTCCCAATCTTTTATTTCCTTACCGCCATCAACTGATGGGTCGTATTTAAGTAGTATAGCTATACCACCGTCAGACAACCTACTTTTCTTGCCAAGTGAAGCACCTGTCCGTGAATCCTGTTTTGTTCCGAACTTAAACGGGTCGCACCCTAACACGTACTTGTTTGGATACTGTGGTCGCCACATTGGAATATGTTTTCCCTTTATGGAACTATATGTGCTTATCTGTATTCTTTTATTAGATACGGCAGGACTTGGAAATTCACTTATCCTAAACCTACCATTTTCTTCATCGTGTACAAATTCAACATCGCTTCCAAACCCGTTTACCCACACTAAATCACCACGCACTGTTTTGTCTTCTCTCCTTAATTCAGCAAGCCTTTCATCTATCCTTTCAAGTGGAAATCCTATTGAACCTGCTTCTCCTAACCAACAGTCTGCATACTTAATAGGGAACAATTTCTTTTCTTCCCTATATGCTCTCATGGATTCTGAATCACCACGCTGAAGTAACACGTCTCTTTTGCCCTGTAAAAATTCAAGTGCTGTCTGTGTGAATCCTTCTTCTCTCTGATAGTCCAATATCGTATCTTTAACCGAAAATCCATAGCTGTCAATAAACCCGTCAAGACCCTCTGTTGCGGGTATAAACAACCTAAATAGTCCAGAAAATGTTTGTCCGCTTGACTTTATCCTTTGATAAAAGTTTGACGTATTTGCCAAGAACCTGTAATCAAAACTACCATCCGTTAATTCATCACTCGTTGATGGATAGTCTAAGTATCCAAATATGATTCTTCCATTTCCTTGTGCGCAACAGTTCTTATTTACGTCATGGCGTTTTAATACACTGACATTGGAAGTATTGTGCGCTACCGTATTGTCTTCCAATAAAAATCTTCTGTTTCCGTCTATAACAAATCCGTAATAATCACCAACGCCAATACTCTCTACCGAAAATCCTGTATGTAACGGATTTCTCGTATTTGGATGATGCGGCTTTCTTTCGTATCTTTTCCTGTTTACCTTACACGGTATTCTCCACAAATCAAGTCCATATATAGAAACACGAAATACCTCACATTCATAAACACTTCCGTCTTCTCTTTTCATTCTTGCAATCTTTGGATACATAGAACAACTAAATCCCAAATCAAGTGCAAGTCTTCTTATATTTTCGGCAAGAACTTTTCTTTTTTGTGTTACTTCATATCCTGTTCTATTGCCTGTATATGCGTATCCATCCGAATCAATTAATCCCGCTAATAAACTAAGTCTGTTTTCTTCTGAATCAAAAAGGTAATCTTTTGGAATATGTTTGTTACCTATAACACCTATCTTTCTTAATTCTTCTATTAAGCTAAAATTCTTTTGTTTAATTATCTCGTAACCACGATAATTGTCTTTTGTTTTTATAGTCCAATTTATAGAACTAATAGTAGTATCAAAATATGACGCTATTTCTCCTACTGAATAAAACACAAGTTCTTCTACACCATTATTAAAAAAATATGTATATTCTGATTTTCTGGATAGATGATATGTTATTTCATCCCTAACCATTTGAGTATCGTTTAATGATGAAAACTCTTTTAAATAATCAATTATTTCAATGTCTATATTCGTAATATTAACACCACCATGATACCCATCACCAAGCCACAATCCCAAAAAATAAGGTTCTACTACGTGCTTGTTCTCTGTGTATTTGACTGGTTTCTTATACATAACAGATGCAAGTTTGTGTCTTGGTTTCATTTTAAGATATTCCTTTATGGTTTTCTTAAAATAATCACCACCTCTAACTCCGGGTATGGCATTACCATCACTTGACTTCAAACATAATATATGCTCGCTGTTACAAGTCCACTCTTTCCCCTGATTTGGAATTATCTTATACATTTCGTCAACACCACGTGCTAACCTTAAAACATTTCTCGGCAAAGAATCATCCCCCATCAAAACATCCCCAACTCGTATATCTTCAACATTCTTTACAGAACCATCAAACATTCTTATTTCCGTTCCTTTTCCAAAACATTTTCCGGCTTCGTCAACAAGTAGGTATGTCATCTTTTTACCATCGAAATACTTCTCTGATGCCGTTGTTGCATACACAAATTTTGTTTGTAAGGAATCAACTGCGTATTCGTTTTTGCCTACATCGAATTTTAGTGAATCAGAAGTTCTACCCGAAGACGTAAACGGTTTTATCCATATAGGAAACTTATCAAACGATGGAAGAAGTTTCATCTTAAAATGTTCTTCTGCGTTATCGTTACTATAACTTTGAATACCACCACCGTCTGTTCCTATCGTCCTTGTAATTACCTCAACTCCATTGCTAATTGACTTATTTGTATTTCCTGAACGCCTGTTCTTTGCCTGATGCTTTCCATAGCATATTCTTCTTGGCACGTGTTTGTTGCCAATCCTATCCACTAAGTTAATCATAGAATAAGTTCCGTCTTCATTAGGTACGGCAAATCCGTCTTTGTCTATCTTTTCAAATGTTTCGTTTGACGTATAGCAATAATCAACAAACAGATACTCTTTTCTATCTCTATCTCTATATCCGGGTCTGTCTTCACCCTCGTTGGTATCCATTCTCCACACGTTCAAATAAAAGAAGTGCTTTCCTGTAATGTATGTTGGTTTACCCATATTGTAAAACCAATATCCATTCATTCTATGCCACCAAAATTTTCTTATGAAATTTATTTCGTTTTTAAAATCCTTATTCCTTTCGGTAAGCATTTCCCAAAACTTCTTCTGAATTTTTAGTAGTGTTACAACATTGTTCTTATTGGTAGCCAATTCCTCTTTAACGGATTGTACCGCTTCTTCTTCCAAGTCAATTAATCTTCTTGGCACTTCCAATCTCTTAAATCGTTGGTCTTTGTAATAATCACCGTACCCATCAATGTATTTCAACGGTGGTGGTTCGGGTAGTTTCAACACGATTGGTCGCAAGTCGGGGTCATTATCATTTAACACCACGTACTTGTCAGCGGGTATATAGTCCTTTAGATTACTCATCAGGCAATTTATCTCCTACAAATCTAAGCTGTTGTATAGTAAAATTCACCCCATAAGGGCAATCTAGTCTTAAGTCATCGCCATCGGCAAGTGCGTGAGCATAGTCCTCCGGTCTAATGGCGAGTCTCGACTGCTCAATCTGATAATAGAATCTCGACACAAAATCCTCTGTCTCCGGTACTGCCTGATTTGACATTTTCTTTTCGATAGCATTTTTCTCACGCCACAAAGTGTTCACCTCCTTGATTGACTTAATGTCCTGCTTTTCTTTCATAGCACTCAGCACGTGTCCTGCCATAGCCTCTTGTAGATACACAAGGTAGTCCCAATCTTTTTTGTTTGTCCACTTTGTATAAAGAAGTATCATGTCTAATACGTCTTTATTTTTTCCTAACACCATCTGTACCACACGCTCGTCAAACCTCTGTTGCCCGTCATGCTTTGACTTTGTCTGTGGAAATCCTGCATACGCAGCCGCTTCCCATTTCTGTCCCCAATAGTCAAGTGAGTTCATTTGATGAATGGGTGAGTTCGGGTCGTACATTAATACTATATAACGTAGCACCTGCGACTTGGTGAACGTCTTTTCCTTGAAATCTGTAAATATTTTTAACTGTGGTATCTCTTTCTCCAAGAACGTCACAAGCTGTGGTGAGTTCGGGTGAATAGACATTTTTGAACAGTCAAGTGATTTTATGTCTCTATCCATATCGTATTATGTTGCACACAAATATAACACGCTGAAATTTAGGCATAAAAAAAGCTGCACCACGAATGATACAGCTTAATACTCATAAGTTAAATAAAGTTATTCTATGTATAACACCTCCCTCTCCCCTATCACCAAATATTTACTTCCGTCAAGTTCTATCTCTGTTCCCCTTGTGGTGAAGATTACGCTATCTCCTACACACACTTCATCACCACCGATAACCACCTCACCACGCTTCTGTCTTTCTTCTACTGCATTGGGTATTATCACACCACCCGCAGTCTTTGTTAACTTGTCTATTCTCTTTACAAGTATCTTTCCTTTTGGTACTTTTCCTTTCATAACACACCCACTATAAATATTTTCTGCACAAACCCCAATTCCCTATCTATCGTCTTAAACAGGCTGTATTCTATCGCTGTCCAAAAGCCACCATCAAACACAACTTCATCGCCTACTTCCACGTCTGCATCATACAGCTTTGAACCGTAGTGGTATTCTGTATTTGTTCCATTCACCACGACCACACCCAACCTCTTATCCTGCTCTGCATCCAAAGTTTTTATTATGCTCGATTGCACACTTTCTTTCATCACCTTTTCTACTAAACAATATCCGTTTAACGGTATCATTTTGTTTCCACGCTTTGTAAACACCAAGTCTGAGTAGTTCATTATGTAATACAACACACCGCCCACAATCAGTTCCACGGCATTTGCAGAGCCTATCTTAGTGAAATATACTGTATCTCCTTCTTCTATCTCTATGGTTGTTTTCCACTCCATACAGCCGTTAAAATGATACTGTGGGCGTGTCTTTAATACTTTTGGTATTTTAGTCACCACGCCATACCTTGCTACGTGTGCTGATTCATTCCACATCACACCGCCAACTCCTGACAATATTATTCCACTGTCTAACACAACGTCTTCCATCGGATTAAAGTCTATCCTGATAAGAACGTTATTGTTCATCATCTGTGACGGTAACTTGTCTGTAGTGTAGGATTGTTTTGCTCCTGCGCTATTGTTCATGCCAATAAAGTATTTTGTTTGTACCTACAATGTAATTACCATCTTTACTAAAGCACCCCTTTGTGTTGAATAGCACCATTGAATCTGTTTTTACTTCTTCGTTGCCTTTTACACACACGCCCCACTGCAAGTCTTTCTTTGTTGCCGTTTCAGGAATGATCAACGAAGTGTTTACATTTTCTTCGATTAACGTTACTAATATGTTATTTCCTTTTGGTGTCACCATATTTTTTGTTTATTTTAAGTTTTCGGTTGTAAGTATCATTGTGCTTAGTTCACACAAAACTCTATTCAAGAACACACGTATAGATTCATCTTTTTCCTGTATAAATCCTTCTGTCCAACCGGGTTCATAATTAAATTCTTTAAACGAAAAAGTGTAATCAACAATCCACCCATGTCCAATAGTATATATAGAAATAGATAAAATCTTTGGTTCTGTTCTACCGCTGTAGTCTGGATGAGCAAATTCATCTTTAAGAAATTTTCCGTCAAGTCTTTGTATTTCAAAAATTAATCCAATTGTGCTTTTTTCTAAAAACGACTTAAAATCAAAATTAAACTTTAACATTCTATATTTGGATGGATAAATAGATTCTTTTTCTCTCCATTCTTTAAGTGGCTTATTCTCATTACCATAAACGGCACGTGCAAAAATAGCATCAAAATAATTATTTAATTCCGTTGAGCTGTCTGGTAACTTACATTTACAGTCGTAGTTATTTGCCGAATATCCGAACAAAGATTTATTTATTCCGTCCCTATACCACCCATATTGATGAGAAAACCCATTGCCTGTTTTAAGCATCCAATCAAGAACTGCCATTTTTATTTCCAAATCATATTCGTGTCCAATCAATTTAGAAAAGGCTATTTTAATTGTTTTCATACTAATTCAAGTTTAAACGTTTCCATCAATTTCCTAAAGTGTTCCGACTGCATGAAATCGTCAAGAACATCTTTAGGTGTTAACATAATCTCTTTTGGTTCAGGCTGACTTACTTCCTCTTTTAAAAAGGTAGTTGGTCGTCTTCCACAGGCTGTAACGCATCTTTCTTAATATCGTTCCACTCGTTCTTGGGTACTCTTACTTCTTCGTTGCCCATATCACGCACAACCTCCGCACTGTACGCTGTTGCGCCTGTAAAGTATCTTCCATTGTATTCCCTGCTCTTAATGCTAAACGCTACTTTAATCACTGTGTCCAAACTTGTGTCGGATATAAACTGTATCAACTCTGAATTGAACGTGTCAAAACATATTTCAGTTGGGTACTTTGAATCCTTCACCTGAATTACAAATGACATTTTACTCCAATCACCAGAACCGTCTTTCTTTGCACCTGATTCAATCGGTAGTTTCTTAATCAATTTTCCTATCTCTTCCATACTAATTTAATATTTGTTGTTTTTTAAATACGTTCTTTCCTGTATTCAGATAGCTTATTGCTATGTCTGTTATGTTGATATAATCTTCATTCACCACGTCTGGGTCTTCAAGTGAATAAGCATCGTAGAAGTTTCCGTCTTTGTAATACGCTAACACGTGTTCCGAGTGATAATGATTGTACGGTACTTCCAACACACACAGGCTACCGTTAACGAGTGCCGTGTCTATGTCCTTGTAGTAAATATTCTTAAACATACTCATTGTTTTTATTCCGCAAAGATAAAACAAATAACGCTTAGTTGTACACAAAATTTATAAATTATTACACAACCACTCCATCGCACCGTTCAACCACCTGTCACTATTCCTAAACAATAGCTTGTTCGCCTTTGGATACATCTCTATCACACCGAACTTGGCTGTGTGGATTAAATAACTGCCGTTCTTTTTGGATTCTACTTTATACACCATGCGAAGTCCATCTAAAACGTATGTCTTAAAGTCAAATAGATTATTTCTTTCTTCTTCTGTAATTATCATATTGATTAGTCTAAATACACATTTGTTAGTCTTTTACCACCACTATGAAAATACCACTGAACATCTCCATCGTTTCCTATTGCAAGTTCTTCCACACGCCCAAACCTGTTGTATGTTTTACACATATCAACAACATAAGCACTTTCTTTGTTTTTGTGTGGTCGCATTGCCCTACCTATCATCTGATAATACAATGCCAATGACCGTGTTGGTCTTGCAAGTAAAATAGTATCTAATTCAGGAAAGTCAAACCCTGTTGTCAACACACCAACATTGGTTACTATTTTTATCTTTCCACTTCTAAAATCAGCTAATATTCGTTCTCTATCATTTTTTTTAGTTTGTGCTGATACTGTTTCGCAAATATCACCCAACTTATCTTTCACATAATTTGATTCTTCTACGAACTTTGTAAATATTAATATGTTCTTTCTTCCTGCTTTTAATAGCCTTTGTGCTAAATTTACTATCTGTTCCTCAAAAGATATTTCTTTATAGTATTTTCTTACAGAATCATCCGTGTAATCCATCTTGGTAGAGTTTACAACAAGTTTATCTGTATTGAACTCTACATTGGCATTGAAATATTCAATATCTGCCAAATATCCTTTATTGGATAATTCTTCTATTTGTGCGTAATATATTAAATCATAGAATACACGAGGTCGTGTCCGTGTGATGAATTTAAGCATAGTACCACCAAAGCCATCTATATTCATTCGGTATGGTGTTGCTGTTAGTCCTAATATCTTTTTAGTTCCTATGCTACTAAGGAATCTTTTATACATACCTTCTTTTGCATTTACAAAATGGCACTCATCAATTATGACGTTGTCAAAATGCTTAAATGCGTTTACTCTGTTTATGGCACTACCAATGGTGGCATAAGTTACTTTTGATATTTGCTTTGAATTAAATGATGCACTGAATATACTCGCATCTATGAATTGGTCGTAACTAAGTAGTTTATTAAAGTTTTGTTCAAGAATTTCCTTAGACGGTTGGAATACAAGCGTGTGTCCTTGTATGTTTTTAACAATATTTGCTATTATAAGACTTTTACCTGAACCTGTTGGTAATACCATTAACGCAGGATTCTTTCTTGCACCACTAAAAAAGTTTATAGCACTATCACACGCTTTTTCCTGATAGTCCCTTAATATATAAGTACCATCTGAATTTGGTTCTGTAATTACTTCGTTTTCTATTACACTTTTAAAATTCTCCATAATTAATATTTTACTGCAAAAATAATATATAATACACTATATTGCAACTATAATTTATATGTTTTATAACACATATTTGTAACTAACTGAATTTTAATGCTTTAAAATTCTTCGCTTGCTTTGGTAATAGATTTTAGATTGGAGGTTGGTGTGGAAAGTTAAGTCACCCCCCTCCCCCAAAGAAGGTGACTTAAATTCACGCTTGCTTCGTATAATGAGTTTTGAGTTCTCGGCAGGCTGTCAAGGCTCATAAGTCGTCGAACGAACTACTTGACATTTAAGTGTAAGATTTAAGGAAATCAGTAACCACCACCTTTGTTCGATTCTAAGCCTTGTTTATACTGAGAGACCATTACCAGTAGTTGATATGTAGATGTTGTTATGGTGGACACCACGAAAAAAGCCGCCCAAAGCGGGCGGCAGTATGATAAGTACATATAGAACTAAGGTTGAAAACAACCCCTGAAAATCCAATCTTATATAATCTAATACCTATCATAGCGACAAAGATAATAATTTATTTTTATCCCCAAAATATATACATAATTATTTCACGAAGATAGTTAAAATAAATTTAGTGTGCAAGTATTTTGTCAACTATTTTGCGCAATATACTATACTTTGTGTATAATATTGCACTTAGATGCTAAAATATTAGCCAAAGTTGGTTATAATTGACAAATTAGCCAATATACTGCATATTTTGGTACATATTTTAGGAACGTGGTGCAAAAATAGTATTTTGCGGGATAAGTTTGTGTTATTTGTCGTATCTTTGCGGTTAAAATTATAACGGTTTGTGTATGTTTTGAAAGCCACAGCACGAACACTCGAATTTAATTTTAAAAATATGAAACGAATAAATAAAAACATTGGTGCTAAAGTACAGGTTAGAGAAATAACAGTTGAAATTAACCCACAAGTTAAGTGGAAAAAACTTAAGAAGGTTACTGGTGTTATTGTTGAAAACGATGGGTATGAGCATTATTATCATACTTGCAGTGGTGGATATACTTATGTAACCAAGCACTTAATTAAAAACGATTGCTATAAAACATACGCTATAAAACTTGATAATAATGTAAAGGACATTGAAGGTAATAACATTATTGTAGTACGAGAGTTTGATACTAAGTTTTTGGAACGAATTGAAGTACCTAAGAAAAAAGTTACAGAAAAAGATTACTTTAATGCTAAAAATGTTATTGAACGATATGAGTCTGAGAATGGCTTATAACGGATAGTGGTATGTTCTGAACCGATAAATCACCACGAAATTTAAGACGAGAACGAATGTTAAATTAAAATTTTATACAATGAATATAGTTGAAAATAAACATGTAAAATTTGATATTGATACAGTTGAAGGCGCTGAGAAATATCTTGAAAGCGAAGGCGTAAATGTTGCCGAATACTTACAAAAAGGAATTGAAGAATTAAAAAATAATACAATGAACGAAAGAGAAGTACACTTAAAATTAAGTGAAGTAAAAATTGACAACGACAACCTTGATTACATAAAAATGACAGGGGAGATATGTGGCAAATTAAGAGACGACATAGTAAAATTATTTGCTATGACTGATGTTACCGGGGAGTGCGAACACCCGTATCGCTCATTAAGCGAAGATAAAGATGGTTTGTATTGTATGGATTGTAAAAAAAGCCTTTCGCCAATTTGAGCATTACCGGTAACGAAAAAGTATAAAAGAAGTAACTATGCAAGAAGAAATAATTAACGAAATACGCAAAGTTAAAACAGGAGAATTAACACCAGAAGAATGTGCTGACAAGCTATTTCTTTTATATGGTATTATGTTTCAGGTTTGCGTTATTCATAATCCACAACCAGTTATGGGGATGGATAATGATATAATAGAGTATAGATGTTCAGAATGTGGTAAGCAAACTTGAACATAACAAGTTTGTAAACGAATAAATTATTGCAATAAAATCAAACTTTAATATTGGATACTGAGTTAAACGTGTGAAAAAAATAACAAAAATAAAAATCATTACCTTTATACATATCTTTGTGACATGAAAGAGGACGAAAAATACAACACCGACATTGAAGTTTACAACTTAGTAAACGACATAAAGAACATAGATGATGAATCGTGTTTCTACTTTAGGATGAAAGGTAACAGCGTGAGTATTGGGTACACAGGACTTGACCACACGCTAATCACAGGCTTTATAACGTGTATGGAACAGTATAAAGAGTTGTATGACATTATCAATTCATCCGTGTTGATTTACGAAGAAGAAAACATTACAAGTGACATACGCGCAAATTAATCAGAAAAATATCCTGCTTCAAATGGAAGTGGATATGATTGCCAACAAGTACGTGTTACTTCAACAGCACTACACGCTGATGTCTGCCACACAAACTTTTTGCGACTTCGACGTATATAATTCTTTTGGTTATCTTGGGTGGTATGAGGACGTGATGAAGTTCATTTGTAAAAACCACAAAGAGATAAAAAGGAAGTTTACGATGGATGAGTTCATGGAATTTGCGTGGCAGTTCCGTGTGAAAAAACTATCGAAGTTCCCAATGGAAACGATGGCTGACTTTAAGAAAATAAAGATAAGAAATGCTTAGCTTTATTGAAACAAACTATCACTAATTTTGCTCAATATCAACGTTTGTGATATTATGCAAACATAACGATATTAAAAATGATAAACTTTTTCAATGTTGACAATTTGGGGTTTATGAAAAGTAAGCCAGATAAGTATTATGATTTGGCGATTGTTGTATCAAAACATTAATGTATATTTGTAATAAATTAAAACATTAATAAATGATACGAGATTCAAAACAATTGCAAATCGGAAAAGCTGGAGAATATTTGGTTTGTGCTGATTTAATTTTAAAAGGATTTATAGCATTTCCAAGTGAACAAGGACTACCTTATGATGTACTTTTAGACACAGGAGAAAAACTATTGAGGGTTCAAGTAAAAACGACAGAAAGACCACGTTTAGTTAAACAAAGAAACACGCCAATACCTGCATATATTTTCAGTATTAAAAGGGCTGGAGCAAATGGCAAAACACGCTACAATGAAAACGAAATAGATTTATTCGCTTTGGTTTGTTTAGATACCATAAGTATTGGTTATTTATTAAATAAAGAAATGCCAACAACAATAAATATAAGAGTTGATAGCGAGCGTGGTAAATATTACGATGAAAAAGGATTATTGGATTACAATCAGGCTATAAAGCTACATGAAAACATAAAAAATAAATCAGAAATAGGGAGAATGTTAAATATACAACAGGCTGTTGTAAGTAAATATTTACAACCAAATTACATACCTTTTAAAACAAATGCAAAGTATTTTTCAGAATTTAAAAAAGATAAATCATGGTTCCTGACTATATAAGTAAATCGGAAAATAATACAATAAATTTTTATAACTGTGACTGTATTGAATTTATGCGGTCTATTCCTGATAATTACTTTTCTATTGCCATTACAGACCCGCCCTATGGATTAGGTAACAAATTGACAAATGGTGGCACTTGGTCTGTAAAATGGCAGGATAAGGGTGCTGATTGGGATAAAACGCCAACAAAAGAATATTGGGAACAATTATTTAGGGTATCTAATAATTGGATTGTTTGGGGTGGAAATTACTTTATAGAGCATTTACCAAATTGTAGAAACTTTATTGCTTGGCATAAACCATATATGGATGGTATGCACTCCATGAGTAATGTAGAATTGGCTTTAACTTCTTTTGATAAAAACGCAAAAAAAGTATCATTCAATAAAGACAAAGGAACAGAATATAGGATTCATGTAACCCAAAAACCAATCTCCCTATACCGTTGGCTACTCCAAAACTACGCAAAGATAGGAGATAAGATATTTGATTCACATGGAGGAAGCATGAGTTCGGCAATAGCTTGCGACATGGAAGGATTCGACCTTGACATCTGTGAAATCGATAAAGATTACTTCGATGCTGGTGTAAACAGATTTAACGAATACAAAAGGCAGTTAACTCTATTTTAGTTCTTCTGAAATAAACTTCTCCTATCTATTTTAATATTTCCTAAGTGAGCATACATAGCACTCTGCATATTCTTTGCAAACTTTCCTACTTCTTTACTTCTATCACGTGAATACTTCACCATTTCATCTTCTATTGCACAGAAGAACTTTAAAAATTCACCAAATTCAACAGCACCGTTATCCACGTCATATTCGAGTAAGAACTTTCTAAATTTCCTTCTACGGTTTTCATTCACCCACGCCCACAGTTTCCTGCAACCTTTCCAACCGTGTTCAATACCGAGTTCCTGCCGTTGGTCGCCATAGAGTTTAATTAAGCGTTCCGCCTCTTCGGGTGTGGTTTCTGTAACGTACTTTGCTAAAAGTTTTGTGTCGCTAATATTCATAATCTTTTTTTACTACAAATATAGTAATAAATATTGCTCGATGTGTTGTAAAACATAAAAAATTATGCTCATTTATACGAATTATTCATTATCTTTGCAGAAAAAAAAGTTATGGTAACGTATGGTGCTATACGATGTGGCGGACTTTCAGCAGAAAGCCCAATACGAAGCACCACAGTTTGAATTAGTAAAAATATTTAACCGAAGCACGTCACCCGCCATATTGTATATCACTTGTTAGCGGATGCCCTTCTTCATAAATCATAAATAAAAATGAAAATAGCAGTAATAGTAACAGTTTGCCATCAAATAGGAATAGAAACTTGGAAAGACTTTCACACTACAAAAGTGTTTGAAGAAAATTCAACCATTAAAGAGATTGATGATTGGATAAAATCAATTAATAAAAATGCAAGTTTCTCAGATGCTAAAATCTCGTTGTGTGTCGATTAGGGTTTCCGCTAACAATCTGCTAAACGAATATTTTGTTATACAAAACTTTGTAAATGTTTGATTATGAAACTATCAGTAATAACAACTTCTTACAACAAGTGTGAAACACTAAAACACGCAATCGACAGCGTGATTAACAACTTAATCGGAATAGACTATGAGTTAATAATCGTTGACGATGGAAGCACAGATGGCAGTGTGGATATAATCAATTCATACACCGATAGTAAAATTAAGAAGATATTCACACCGCACTACGGAATGTTGAACGCCTACAAAGTAGCACTTGATAATGTAAGTGGTGATTACATTACTTTTTGTGATTGTGATGACTACAAGAATCGTGGACTAAAGTTTCAGTTTCTAATGATGGCAGCGTTTAACCATGACCTTACGTGTTCACGAGCATACATTGATAACGGTAAAATAATTAAGTCAGACACACCGATTGAAGTGTTGGAGGCAGGATTGGCTTACGACAATGTACTGAAAGGTAAGGCGTGTGTTCACGCACAAACGTTAATGATAAAAAAAGACTACTTTGACAAGTACATAGACTTCGATAAGTTTTTAGACTTCAACGTGTGGGATTTACCGATACTACTTGAAGCTATACGCCACACCAAAATGGTATATTTCGATTTCTACACAGGAACGTACCGTGTGGGTACAGAAACAGCTACCAAGACAGAAAGTCGCTTAAAAAGGCTAAAACTCGTGTTAGGATACATGAAAATAAAGCTGTGGTATATTAGAAGGTATGGTTGTAAACCAACCACGTTTACCTACATGATTTATAAATTTACAAGGGATATGGTGAGTATAATATTTAAAAGGTGGAATAAATGAACTATCTAATTGAATACACGGCAAAGACCACACAAGGAGTTGTGATAAAGAGTGGCAAGATGCGTGTGAAAAACAAAATGAGTACACTCCACGCACAATTGTCATTTGAAGATTATCTGAAAAGCAAGATGCCAAATTTCGGTGTGTTGATAGTGCATGACTGCAAGGAGGAAATGGATAACGATTTCTTAAATATTTTTAAAGATATTTTTAAGTAAAAAAACTAAAGTACCGTAGGGAGGCTGTAAACGGGCGTGAGTGTACGATGGCTGATTGTAATAATTGTGGTGTTATATAACGTTTTGGTGCTTGTTGTCAGTAGCGGATTTACAGCACAAATGTTTAATTGAAAATAAAAGTTGATATGAAAATAGAAATTAAAATTACCGATGATGCTGGCAATGTTCAGTTATACAATGTTAGCGGTTCGTTGCAACAAATAGTGTGGGACGGATTTCTAACAGCACAATACCAAGATGAACAATGGCATGACCAAGATACTTGTGATTTAATAGTAAAGAAATTAAAGGGAGAAAGTCCGCTTGAATATGCTGTCAGCAATGACCGATAACGGTTTAGCTATGTTTAGTTGCGAACAAATTAAAACGAAATATTATGAATGATTACGACTTATTGGAAAAAATGATTGAGGCATCATCAGCCTACGTTAAAGGTGAAATAAGCTCAAAAGAGTGCAGTGCAAAAATGGCAAGTTCATTAAATGCTCATAAAGAGCAATTAAATATAGCTTGTGTTAACCGCTGTGCTTCTGTTATCCCAACGACATGGTTAGACCCTTTATTGACAGGAAAAGATGCAGCATTAACTGGTGAGGCCGGTAAATGGGGATGCCCTGATATTGAAAACTTACTGAAAGCAATTAAAAACCGTATTGAGCATTGCGGTTAACGGTTTGCACATAGGCAATGTGGCGGACTTTGGAACGCTGAACTTTCTGCAACCACTAAACTTGATTTGAAAACGAAACTTAATATTAACCGAGAACCCGCCATATTGCCTATGTGCTGTTATAGGTAGGGCTTCTCACAAACTTAAATAGAAATGAAAAAAACAATTTGGAAATTTGAATTAGACGTTACGGATAAACAATTTGTTCGTATGCCACAAGAAGCTGAATTATTATCAGTTCAAACACAAAATGAAACGCCTTGTTTATGGGCTTTAGTAAATCCCAATCAAGCAACAGAGGAAAGATGCTTTGAAGTATTTGGAACTGGGCATCCTGTTCATTGTGATATGGGTATTGATAGAAAATATATTGGAACGTTTCAGATGCAAAATGGCAGATTAGTCTTTCACTTGTTTGAACGTCTTTAGCCTTACCAATAACTATGTTATATGTGCAATAAAATGACGGCGATTTATATGTTAATTATTTCATTTACAACCACATGAAACTATCACAACAAATAGCCAAGTACAAGATATACTTTGACAGGTCACGGACTTACTTAGGGTACATACAGCTTTTAATGATAATGAAACTGTTCTTTTCTGACATTAAGTTGTCGTACTTCGTTATCGTAGCAGGGGTGGTGGTTGGTGTGATACTACTGATAGTAATAGGCTATTTAGACACCAAGTTCGGCATCAGGTCGCGTGAGATGGAGAACAACGCATTGAACAACCCTGTGTATGTAGAAATACTTGATAAATTGAATAGAATAGAAAAAAATGTTGTAGAATTGCGATGTAATAACTAAATTTGTAAAAATATGGGAATAAGAAGTAAAATAAGAAAGCGTATCTTCGAGTTAAACGGAATTGAGGAAAAAGCAAAAGAGAACAACGACAAGGCTACGATGATTGAAATGGAGATTAGGAAACACGAACTTAAATTATTATTGTCATGGTTGAAAAAATAGATTCAGGAAGTGAAGTTTGGCAAGACGTATATGGATGGGATTACCCGGATTTAGCAGATGCCTTTGTATCGTATGCTGAACGTGGTGGTGTGCCACTGACAGAAGAAGAACTAAACGAACTAAATGATGACAGCGATTATATTCACGAATTATTACTTAAATATTTATTCTAATGAAAATTAAATGCTACGACGAATGGATTGAAGTGGAAGAAGTTTCTGACGAATCAGTTAGAGAACATTTCTACTCGGACAAAGAAGGTAATATGTACTTTGACTTTGAAATAGAAGGATATGATAGAACTTGATATTTACTACAACACCGATGAAACGTCTAAGCTCGAAGAGTTGGAAATAAAAGTTGACTTGGACGATTGTGAGCTAAAGAAAACACTGTTTATAACAATAGACGCTGTTTCTCCATACGAAGGCAACAGGACACTGATATACTCGTCCGGTGATAGATTTGTGTGTGCTTTGAGTTATAAAGAACTAAAAAAAATATTAAGTGAAATATACAATTGAATTTAACGATACACAACTCCAAATCGTAGCAATAGGGTTAGAGTTCTATTCAAGATTCCTTGCAGGACAATGGGAGATACCCGATGCAATGGAATGGAAAGAATATGAAAACAGAAACAAAGATTCTCAATTTTGGAGTTTAAGGAATCATGTTGAAGAACAACTGAACATACTTAAATCTGTGCTTACAGGATTACAATTAAATGAATCATACGGTATAGGTTCACCACATTTGTCAGAAGATGCCAATATCGCATACGACATATACAGACCAATATGGGAGGAACTTGTTGGCAAAGGTGATACGTGGAACGTGTATTCAAGTCCGGGATTAACTTACAGTAAAGAAGGTAGAATTAAAATAATAAAAGATGAAAACAACATTTAAAGTAACAGTCGAATACGAAGACATGGAACGTGAAGACTTAAAAGCAGAAATAGCAGAAAGCATATATGATATTTCGGGTGTGATTAAAGTAGAGGTAGAATAATCCCTTGTGGGTACGCTACGAGCCGTGTGAGGCATTATCGTACCTGAGTGGGTATAAATGTAAGCTATGAAAAAAGAATCAGTAGATATAACTCAATACGAGCCTGTGTTGGAATACAACAGTTATCTAAAACGCAAAACACAAGTCCCAAAGACTTATGTTAACAAGAAGACAGGAGAGGTGGTGCAAATACAGTGGCATAAAGGTAAATTTGAAATACAATGAAACTAATAGACGTAGCAAAACTAAAGAGCATAGGCATTGCGTGTGCTGACAGTGAACTTGAAACTAAGCCAACTATGAAGCTATTGCGTGAACGGTACATAGAAGGGTTTATGGCGTGTGCTGAATATATGGGTAATACCGTGTGGAATGAAGCAATAGAAGCTGCTGCGGAAGCTGCGTGTGTGAAATACTATATGGAATACGCCACAGTGGATAAAGATTCAATACTTAAACTTAAATTACCCTCATCGAATAAACAGAAGTAATAATTACACTTATGAAAGCAAGGGGAGTAACAGATAAAAACGGAATACAGCTATATGAAAACGATAAATTCATATACACAGCACACAACGGATACTTATTGCCTTCTTTTGAAAGCACTATCGTGTACAATGATGATTCTGCGTGTTGGGCGTATGAATTAGACGGTGTGTATAATAATCTATCCGACATACACGAACTAAGACATGACTTTTTAAATCACATTGAAATTAAGATATGACACCAAAGAGCGAAGCAATATCAATGACAATGAAATACGTGCCTTACGTCAAGGGCAATGCGTGTGAACCCACAGATTCAAACTACGCATACCCAAAACAAGTAATTAGAAACGCTAAGGCGTGTGCTACAATAGAAATAGACAACATGATAAAAGACTATCAGAGATACAGTGAATCAACACAACTCGTTATAGGCGAAAACGTGTATTCGGTAGCTGATAAAATCGTGCAGTTAGAATTAGTTAAAAAAGAAATAGGGAAGTTATGAACGACATAAAAGAATACTTCTACAACAACACCAAACGTAAAATAGACAAGTGGAATCACTACTTCGATATATACGAAGAGTACTTCTCACAGTTCCGCAACACACCCGTCAGAATACTTGAAATAGGCGTTTCTCATGGTGGTAGCCTGCAAATGTGGAAGCACTATTTCGGTGATAAAGCAGAGATATTCGGTATAGACATTAACCCTATCTGTAAAACATTTGAGGAAGACAGAATAAAAATCTTCATAGGCTCACAGTCTGACACCAATTTCATGTCAGAAGTTGCTAAAGAACTTGTACACGTTGATATTCTCATTGACGATGGTGGACACACAATGATACAGCAGATAACAGCCTTTGACGTTATGTACAGCATCGTTGACCACATATACCTTGTGGAAGACACACACACTTCTTATTGGCGTGAGTTTGGCGGTGGTGTAAAAAGAAAAGGAACATTTATTGAATACGCTAAGAGTAAAATAGACGAACTTAATTCTGTACATTACAAGCCTGCTTATTTTCCGTGTGAATCAATACACTTCTTCGACAGCATAGTAATCTTCAAAAAGGGTAACAACATAAACACGGGCAGGGTTACGTCGGGTGTGCCTTCATTCCACGAAACTCAGCAGCGTGATACAATACTGAAGAAAATAAAAAGACATTTAAGGAGGCTTATATAACGTTTTTATCACTACCTTTGCGTGGTGTAAAATAATAATTAATAATCATGGAACTAATACCGAAAGAAAAGATTGAACAGGAAGCAAAAGATAATTGTGAATATAATCCAGATTGGATGAGACAACACGATGAATTTGCAATTAATCAATTTAAGTACGGAACACAATTCGACATATCAGAACTCGAACCTGTGTTTTGTGAGTTCGCAGACTTTGCGAAAGAATACGGATGGAAACATTTCAGACATGATGATAAGAAACCAATTCCAACCAAACAACTTTTTGAAATATTCATTAAAGAAAGAAACAATGACAGCACAAGACCAGTTTAATCAAATCATGTCAGAAATCTACGCTGACAGAGATAACTACTCGCGTGGTAAAATAATAGAACTCGCTAAAGAAGCGTTCAGCCGTGTGATTAAGGATATACTACCACAAGAGGAATGGATAGACAACGAAATAAAGAAATTAACCAAAAACTCTAAACTTCGTAACTATTCAGACCGTGATATAGAACTCGGTGCGCACGCATTTAAACAAGGATATGTAGTTACTTGGCAATACGCAAATGGAATGAGATAGATTAACCGTGTGAATAATATGAAAGACAGAATAAACTTAGAAGAAATAATACTCGAAGCATACGGGTGTAAAGATGCACACGAGTTTCAAAGAGACTTCGACATATCTATGCAAATGATTAAAGAAATCTGCGTAGAGGCGTGTAAACAAACTATCGAACTTGCATCAAATAAAGCAGAAACAGAATGTGACGAGGGTGGTGAAACAGGATTTGTGAATAGGCAATCAATAACCGACGTGATTAACCTTATAGACTGAACGGGGTGAATAGAATATGAGAAAAAAAGCAAAAAACCTTGTCTTTATCAGTAGAATAAAAAGAGACGGCTCAGGAACAGAACCAGTAAGCGAAGCCCTAATAAAACTATTGACAGAAGATAATAAAGTATATAAACTACATACCCTATCCCTGTCTGAAAAAACATTCATAATACATGATTTTAACTCATTTGTCGTGAAAATAAAGACTGAGCCGCGTGTGTAACCATAATTACATATAAACAATGACACAAGAATTATCTCGTATAAAATTAGTAAGACTTGAACAGAAACGATTAGAGTACGTTGGTAAAATATACGGAAGTTGTGAGATAACCGAAATACTTAGGATGCCAGAGTACTACTCTGTAATAATAAAGTGCCATGAATGCGGCGGTGTGTCAAGACTTGAACTTAATAAATTCCTATCTAATCCAATATGCCCAATAAGCCATAATACCTCAAACACACAAGTATCAACTAAGAAAACAAAATTCGTTACGCCAAAAAGATTTAAAAACCTTTCAGGACAAAAAATAGGAAGATTTACCGTGTTAGAACATATAGGTTGGCATAAACCACCAAAAGGAAGACCAGTAGCTAAATATAAATGCGTATGCAAATGCGGTGAGCCGTGTGAACTTACGGCATCAGTACTAAAAGCAGGAAGAAAACTATGTGATAAGGAATTTCAACAGCACAAAATAGAACAAGGCAAAAGGTCTGCTAAAAAAAGAATAAAGGATAAAATAGAAAACGGTGAATATAAAGAACCATCATATAGGGACAGAATAAGCAGAAAACTATCAAAGTTTAGTAGATTGGTATATGACAGGTTCAACGGTGTGTGCCAAAAATGCAAAAACACATTCCCTAAACAGAATACAGCATCACACCACATAATACCAATAAACACAAAACCAGAATTAGCACTTACATTATCTAACGGAATACTACTGTGCAAAAACTGTCACGATAACTTTCACATGATATACGGAAGGATAGACTTCGACCATCTCCAGATATTTAATTATATAAAATCAACAGAAGTAACTCAGTACGACAGATACAGTAATTCCTCTGAGAACGAACGATTAGGTTAGTGTACCCTGCACTATTAATTCACTGAACTACAAACAAATAAGAAACGAAAACTGCGAACCGTACCATCGACTTTAGTTTCAATTTTCAATTCATATTACAAAATAAAGCAGTTTCACTGTGTTACTATCTTCAGACAAAGAAAGTAGTTTAAATCGCTTGTTTGACGTGTTAGAACAGATATTTAAAACTGTGTTGTTTGTGCCGTGTGATTAAAATAAATTCAGATAGCTATTGTTTTATTCAATTATTAGTTGTAGCTTTGTTCTATTATTAATCAATTAAAAAGTATATATTATGGAAACAACATTTAACAGACTGACAATAAAGTCTTTATTACTTGATGCAATTACTTATTATAAGTTCAAACAACATTTAGCCCCTGGTTGGAAACAAGCTAAAACAATGCTTTGTGTTCAGGCAGGTCGAAAACCGACAATTAACAATATTCAATTCATTCGGTTACTTGGATTAATATATCAAGACAACGGTCTTTGTGCTGAATTTGACGAAATAATCGCAAAGAACGGTTTATCCAAGGTAGTTTATAATTAGTTTACCTGGTTCACGGTTCAGCCTTAAACCGTGTTAATTTATCTATTAATCAATTAAATATTTATCATTATGAAAACAAAAGTTAATACAGTTATTTCAACAATTATCGTGGCAGTTGTGTCGGGTTGGTTCTTAGCCGTGTGTCTGATTATATCCATCTCATAAAGCAATTTCACACTGATTGATTTAAAGCCCGTTTAACGACGGGCTTTTTTATGCTTATAACTGCACACATTCAAAAAGATAGTTGATTTAAAACAATGTGGTGAAGTCTGGGAAAGCATTATTTATCAGTGTTCAGTCAAAGAGTACATTTCTGTTTATCATAATAGCAATTATAAGACACGCAATTATTGAAACTACCGATTTTATTGAGTAATTATATATATTTTTAGAGAAAAGAAAAGTTTTTTAATTAAATGTACTTTAAGCACGTTAATTTTTAGTTTAATTTACTACTTCAGCTATTTTGTAGAACGCACCATTTTTATATTGTATTTGTATAGTATTCCCTTGTTCGTCTTTATAGATATTTTTATCCACACGCGAATAATTAGTAATATCAATAATTGATTCCTTGTGTTCGGGTAGTTTTATTGGCTTGTGTTCTTTGTGTATTCCGTATTCTTTTAGTCTTTTAATTATAGCCTGTCTTGTTACGTCATATTTATCTGCTATTTCTGTAATGGTTTTATTATTCATGTACATATTAGTTATTTCGTCATAGTGTAAAGTAAGGGTTTTAATATATTCAATCACACGCGCCGGGTCTATGTAAAACCATTCACCGCGTTTATGATGAGGTTTAAAATGTTTGTGGCATAGTTTTTCTATTTGTCTTGCATTCATTAATGGCATTGTTTGATGTTTAATAACTAATTCACACCCCGCACCCGTTTCTAATTCTATTAATCTTGTTTCGGGGTTCTGGCTTATTCCTATTTTGGTTATATCATACTCTTTGTTGTATATAACATAAACACACTGATTAACTGGTAATACTCTTTTATTCATAATTATTATATTAGTGTAACCATGCAAAGTTACATTATAATATTTTTTACAAAATAATTTTGTTTTGTTTGTTTATGTTGTTTATAGTATTTATATTTGTCTATTATTAATCACAAAAATTAAAATATTATGAAAACTGTTGATATTAGAGTAAGGCTGTATTCTTTCAGTGAGTTGGTAGAACACGCAAAAGAACGGGCAATAAATGAACATAGAAATTTTTTACTATCCGTTGAATCTGTTGATAATTTTGAGTATCCAGAAGATTATGAAATGACAATGCGTTATTATGAGGATAACGATGAACCTATAATTGAAAACATTGAAGCCAATGAATATCTATATTTTGATTCCGGTGAATTGGCTAACTGTATTACATACACAGGCACACATCCAAAGTCGGGTAAAACCGAGTTTATTTATAAAGGCGTTTATTATTTGCTTGATTAATAATTTGCTTTTTTCATTGTTTTAAAGCTATCCAATTTTGGGTAGCTTTTTTTATTTCTGGTATATTTACACTGCCCAGGGTAGATAATAGTCACACGGGCATAAAAACCGTATCACACGGCAAAATACAAAAGTAGATGAGGGCTTAAAAACCGTATCAATTTAACCGTGTTTAAATGTGGTGATTTTCATTACTATAAACATAGTAGGACTATTATTTATATAGTAAAAAGTTGGTGGTTTTATAAAAATGTTGTACAACATGAAAAATAATTATAAAAATGCTTGCACGTATCACACAAATGCGTTATTTTTACTTCATCAATAAGATACAAAACAAATAAAAATTACTACAATGAAAAATTCAAAAGTATTCTCAGCAAGTGTAAACGGAACTTTCACTCAAATTAAAGCTTACAAAAAAGTAAATGCAGTTGCAAGATTTCAACAATTAGATGCAACAATTAAAGCAAGTGATGTGAAAGTAATAAACGCTCAAAATTCGCATCAGGCATGTGTTGAAGATTTATATCCTGAAATTTGCAAATAAAATGAACACACAAGATTTAATTAACTGGGGGGGGGAGCTTTCAAGGCTCCTTATTGGGCGACATATTCACAAAAAAAAAAAAAAAACTATCCTTATCTTAAGCTTTG